CATTAAGGAGTAAGACATGACTAAAGATAAAGCATTGAAGCTGGCGCTTGACACATTTGAAAGAATGAACCACGAGGACTCAATTTTTGCGGGTGAGTTTGATAAAGAAATCATTGCTATCAAAGAAGCCTTGGTAGAAGCAGCAGCCCGTGCTGATGAGCGTGAGGCCGCAGCAAAAGAAGCCGAAGCACAAGGCTGCCACATGGTAGCCGCCGCCATCCGCGCAAGGGGAACAACATGACAGGCTATCCATCAAAGAAAGCAGCAGCGCAGGACAAGCTGGCACAGCCAGAGCAGGAGCTACAAAACGCAAAAAAACTTTTCTGCGAAGCCCTAAGTTTTGGTTTAGTGTATAGAGTCGAGATTGGCCGCCAATGGGATATTGAGCGCGATAAAAAGGCTGATCAATTAGTGTCGCGTCTTTACACACCGGCAGCACAGCGCAAGCCGCTGACAAAGGAGCAGATTGAATTAGGTCACCGCGCCCCTTGGGGCTTTAATTTGGACGCTTTCACGGCGGGCGCTCGGTTTGCGGAAGCCGCCCACCGCATCACAGGAGAGAACACATGACTAAAGAAGCAACAATAGCGCTTGAGAGAATAGAGCGATTCATTACAAAGCGTCTATGTTTTTATGGCTTTGATGATGACTTTACCGCCATCAAGCAAGCCCTTGCACAGCCAGCGCAGGAGCCGCTTGGAAAGTTGTGCGTATTTGATGACCCAGAAAGTGAGTTTGGATGGTCTTACGATATATCTGCAAACTTGTCGCAGCACAAGCGTATGCGTGATCTTGACGGGGCGCTGATCTACACCACCCCACCCGCAGCGCAACCCGCACCTGTGCCATGTTGCGGCAAGTACGAAACTTGCACTCAGGCTTGCACACCTCGCGGGAAATTTCTTGGAGCGCGTGAAGCCGCCCACGGCATAAAGGAGAACACATGAAAAAAATCATTAGATTTGGTCAAATTTCAGAAAACACTGAAGGGGAGCTGGTGTTTAAGAATTTTCACATTAATTTTGATCATCAGTATGAAAGTCCAGAAGAAGGAATTTTGTGCATGGTCATTGAACGTCTTGAAATTGAACTTGCACAATTAAAAATTTTGGCGCAGCCAGCGCAGGAGCGTAACTTCTGCCCCCGCTGCGGTAAGCGCACAGCAGACCTTACCGTTATCCACACTTGCACACCACCAAGGGAGAACACATGAGAAAATCAAGACACCACTTAATCCGAGACACTTTACTCGCACATGAAGATGGCTTAAATAAAAGCCAAATATGCAACATTACAAACTTTAGCCCTAATTCAATCAAGAAAAGCCTAGACGCTATGCCAGATGTTTATATTGATAGATGGGAGAAACCAAAAAAGCGGATTATTACGCCAATTTACATTGCCGTGAAAGTGCCAGAGGATTGTCCAAAACCATAAAATACGGGGGGAAAGCGGATGCTGTGAGATACCTTGACCTAGCTATCGCACCGAGATTAGAACGGTCACAGTGCAGCAAGTACCCCCACCTATGCAGCTAGTAATGCAACTTCAGCAGACCGGCGCTTGACTAAGCCAGGTAGCACCCGACCACCGCCTTTAGTCCAAAGCATCAACTGTTCTTTGGCTCCGTCCCAATCCTGCGCGTTAATCTTGCGCTTGAGGGTGCTTGTCTGCAAACGGCCCGTGCCAAGGTTGTAGGCAAAATCAACAATGGCGTTGCACTTGCGCTCGTCGGTCAGCAGAACAGGACACTGGCGCAGGACGCCAGGTAAGTAGGTGTGGTGCAACTCTTGGAGCAACAGCGCAGCAGCGTCCGGCTCAGACATTGACGGGTCAGTCAGAGCCACCTTGCGTCCGTCAGCATAGTAGGTGCTTCCGTAACCAATCGTAGGGACACCGGCAGGGCAGAGGTAGGGCTTGGCCCTGTAACCCTCAAACTGTTTACACAGCGCGGCGGCTATGTCTAGTTTCATAGCCCACGCTTAGACAATGTACGGTCAAGAAACCAATAGTTAAGCGTGCCTGATACCAGCGCGGCAAAATCTGCTGACATAATAAGTTTGAACACTGTTTCTGGTGGCGCACCAGTTGCCCATGCAGTCCACGCAAACCAAATGTGGGCAAAGCTCCAAAGAAGCAAAATCCAATAGGTTGCTACTGGCCGCACCGAAGCGGACAGGCTTGCTGCCCAACCACCGGCAACTTTAACCATTTCGGTTTGTTGTTCAATGGCACTGTTAAAAGCATCCATAACTCCAGCATCTACCGTAGCGCCATGCTGCGCCCCGATTTCTGCTAGTTTCTGATTACCGCGCAGGGTTTCCAATTGGCACTGCTGAGTAAACATTTGCAGTTCATGCGAGCGCTCGTTTTTCTTGTCAAGCCATTTAAGGACTTCTGGAGCAAGTCGGAATAATCCCCCAAGCAAGGAGCCAAAGATACCGCCGCCGAGTAATTCAATCATATTAACGTACCTCAATTGTGCCGGTTAATTTACTGCGAAGCATCATAATTTCTAACTGCTGCTCTACCCGTTTCATTGTTTCCAATAATTCAGACCGACTAACCGATTGCAATTGCAGTTCTTTTAACCCAACTTTTAACAGTTGGATTTCTCGTTCTTGAACCGAAACCGATATAGACAAATCATTTACATTTTTCCAAATTAGCGCCGAAGCAGAGCCTACCGCTACCGCCATTGCTACAAATAAAGGCGGCAGAATTTTTTCTACAAACCAAGTCCAAGGGTTTATTTTTTCTGCCATGATTGCACCAATAACATTTCGGGCGTAATTTTTTGCTCTGGCAAATTGCCTGTTAAAGCAAACCAAGCCCATTCGTAACAGTACAGCCAATTTTTATCCCCTAATTTAAACGGAAACAAAAACGACAACAGCCCAATCCAATCATATTTTTCTGTTTTAACCAAATCAAAACGGTCATAGATTGTTGTCTCAGAAACATTTACTTCAAATAAATCAAATTCAACAGTGTCAAAATCCGACCAGTGCAAATTGTTTTGAAAAGTTGAATGGCACAAACGCCCACCGACAACAATGCCGCAATGTGGGTAGCCAGTCTTTAATCGCCATCGTGTGTACTTTGAAAACAAACCTTTAAAAAAGCCTGGACTATCTGTTTTTCGCAATGCAAGGTATACCATATTCATCCTTATGAATTTAGCAACCCCGCTGACATTGCTTGCGCTTTAGTCCGGTGGCTTTGCGTCCTTGGCTTTCGCCTAAGTATGCCAGTGATTAAATTTTATCTGCCTTATTATCTAAACGGTCAAAAATCTTGCTTAGCATCTCTTTAATCTCGCGCATATCTTCTTTGTAGTCCAGACGGGCCACATAGGTCAACGGTAGCTTAGACAAATCGTTTTTAAGGTCTTGCACTGCTGTCCACAACTCACGCGCAAACCATCCTGCTACACCCATGCAGCCGCCCAAAATGAGATTGATTGTTTGCTGTTCCATCATTAGCAGTGCTTTCCATTGGGATCAAAAGGGTCTAACAAATTATTACAAACATACACCGCAATCGTCTTGCGCCATCCGTCATCACCGGCTATGTACCGTTGAAGCCTTGCGGTTACTAGCAATTCTTTAGGCAACTCCGCAAAAGCTACTGTCGCCACCGTCATTTGACAAGCCACATCCATAAGTACTGCAACAACCACAAAAGGCATCAGCAGAACCTTAGACAGTCCTGTTAGCTTACCCGCAAGCTGGACGCGATATACGCCCATCGTGAAAACGTAAAAGACGTAAAAAAGCCATAGTGCCGCGATGACGGTAATTATTGCCATTAAATGCCTTCACCCTGCACAATGTAAACGGTGGCCGCTGCCGATGCAAGGCCGCTGAAATACGATGTACGAGCAAAGCGCAGAATCTCTACTGCACCAGGAACTAACACAATAGCCGGACTTGCGTTTCCTGCGATTGGCTCTACAGCGTTTGCCGTAGCCAATGCCGCAGTTGTGCCAACGCCCAAAAACACCGTGTAAACGCTGTTATTGATGATTCGGTACTGACCCGTACCCTGTGCGTCTAGCCTGCCGCTAACGAGCGCCTGAACGCCCGTGGGAGCACTAGCTGCCGCAGCAACTACTACGGTCTCGCCAAGAGGCGCAAATGCGATTTGTGAATTAGTGGACATATCAGACTCCTTGTGCAGCTTTATAAGCAGCGATTACTTGAGGCGTGTGCATAGCAGCGCAGATAGCTTTTACGCGAGCATCCTCGGCGCTGTAATCATCGCC